TTCCTAACCTCTTATACATGGCAAGGAAAGCACCCAAAATAGGGTAGTCGTCCGCGACATTTTTATAGCTATTTCCTATGCAGCAAGCCATGATCGAATAGGCTAATTCCCAATTATTCGTTTTTGCCACCACGCAAGGATTGTGCAACGTTTTCCCCAATTTTATGCACACAGAAGGCAAGGGGGCCCAATGTAGATTGCCTTGATTGTCATACTGGAACCATCCCCTTAAAAACACAAGGTTATTAAAATCAGGAGTGTAATTTACTTTCCAAGTTAGTCCCAATTCCGTCATCGATTTTTCCGGATCTGCATTTTCACTGATGGCATATATCAGTGCCATAATGGTATTCATCGAAGAGTGGACAGTCGTAGTTGAGATTCCTGTTGGCATTTGGATTCCAGCATGTCCTTTTACAGACAGATTTCCTTTCTTAAACGCGTAATTGACCGAAATTTGTTCAAAGAAGACATTTTGTATTCCTTCCGGTATTCCTGCTGTCTCCATCCAAATGCGAGCCGCTTTGATGAGGGGTCCTTCATCCTGGCTGTGGTCAAATAGTTTGAAGTCACCATCACAAAAGCATCCTTTGTCATAACATTTCATCTCCGGTGGCCAATGAACTATAACATCATCTCCAGCAACCGCAAACCCTGGTTCACTGCTCAAATCTATTGCTAGTTGGTCTAATTTGTTGGCGTCATAACCCGACGCGAACCAGATGCGCATTGTTACATATTGGCCATTTATCATCAACTTAAAAGATTGTCCATTGAACGTCAAATGCACCATATCCGCTAGTGCTCTCGCCCATGGGGTACAGATAACATGATATCTTGGGTCTAGGTGCGTAATGCACCTTGGTTTGACGTCCTTCCATATTTGTTCTTGTCCTTCGATGTCACCCACTTTGATCAACTCATTCCATTTTACGTTGATCCTTTTGAAAAGTGGTTCGCATTCCCCTGCTTGCAACTCCTTGTCTGCTTTTAACATTACCTTGCCTCTTTGATTGTCCATCATTTTAGCACATTGTTCAACTGTCATTGGGTTTTGAACAAGATTTAGGAAACTAGCGACATATGCACCACACCACTCCCAACGTCTATGTCTTCTTTTCATGAGATCATCTGCGTCTTCGCGCTTATTTCTCTCACTAACAAACGGGTCATTGTGAATACGGAATAACACAGACAAGAGCGTCATATAAGGTGTGGATGCAGGTTGCCATAACAACCCATTTGTCACTGCGATAGGAAAGATAACGTTTTCCGCGGTGACATTGTGCGTTAGTCTCAATGCTGTTACAGGATCAACTTTAACACCTGCAACAGTGCAAGCTATTTCGCCTCTGAAATTCAATGGCAAGTCAAACACGTCCGCCTGGGTGCACGGAATGTTTTCACCGGCGGGGAGATACTCAATTACTGACTCAGGTTCTGCGACGTGTCTTTTACCTATATGTTCTTGCTTGAAAATATTGTAGTGGGCCACTGCTTTCTTCATAATCATCCAAGATATGGCCCAATTCAAGAAACGACTGATCCAACTTACAGGGCGTAACCAAATTGATAGCAGGAATGGAATCTTTAGCGTGTAAACTTTCTGTTCGTCTTTTGGAAACCATTTCTTGAGAGTGGAAGTAATTTGTTTTGAACAATCTGTTAACTTGTGCTTGGCTTTTAATTCTAATTGCTCCCGGATCGTCAGCGGTTTAGGTTTGGGCATACGGCTGACAATCAAAGACAACAACCTTTGTTCCAATTTGGTATATAACCATTTCGGGCTGAAGTTTTTGATCCTAATTCCTACATAATACCCCAGCAATCCTAAACCCCCTACGCATCCAGCAAATAAAGTCCAAGCGAACACTCTTTTTAACCTATTTGAGTCTTGGGGCACATACGTCATCGAACGCGCATTTGCCATCTTGCATTCTGCACCAAAACCCAATTCACGTGCATACGCTACAATCGGAGCAATTTGTTCGCGTCTATGGTAAAGCACATATAAAAAGGTCCCTAACACAATATTTTGGTAGACCGTGGTAAACCGTGTTTCAAGATGACACATTGTCAAATCTTCTTTTAATGCTCTGTTTACCTCAGCTAAAGCTAAGTCCACATTGTGTCCTGCTGGTAATTTCAAGGCAAATCTGTTTGATAATTCGCTCGCTATCTTGGTGTGGACCAATAGATCCACAGGTGTACACCACTTCACTAACGCTGTCAACCCTGCCCATTCCGCCCACTTGTTTACTAGGCTTACAGTATAGCCGTTTGGTCTGTTCCATATATTTATCTTCAAGTCTGTGAACTGCGTTTCGGGAACATAGTCCACAAGTGGTTGGGCGTGTCGCTGTTGCACTGCTACTCTGACCAACACATATGGTCCGGCTTTTCTCACGACCGTCATGTCCAAATTCCCTATGGTACGATCTAACAACCAATTTATGTCTGGATGTGGTCGATAAGGCGTTGACCCAGGGGCATCTGAAAACACGATCATATCTTTTGCTTCCCCTTTTTGTATTCTATACCAAATTCCTTCGGAGTGTTTCGAAAATTCAGTTTCTTTAAACTCCGGAAATTCATCGCCTCCTGCCATTCCGATAAACGGTCTAAATCCAACATATATGGTTCCTGTTCTTGATCGAGCACAGAGAGCCGCAGCTCTTTCTGGCCCAAATCTGGTGAATGGAGTTGGTCCGTCCTGGTACACATCAAATACCAAAACTCCATCAAATGTTTCGTCTGGTGCAAGTTCGCGTCGATTTATTAGCCGTGCTGCATCTCCTGATATTATATCAGCGGGTGCCGCTACGATACTCAATTTCATGCGTTGTCCATCAGGTGTAGTTGGATAGTGCTGAGTAAGATTCTCCCGATCACTTCCAAACCAGCTTAATACTCGAGCTTCGACAACGCCATGCGTTACTTGCTCCAGAAAGTCGAAAAAGATCCTCCGCCTATTCAAAGCGGAGCAAATGTGCGGATTGCCCTCACCAGAGGGGTATAACTTATGAATTGGCATACCTTTCATTTCCGCATATGCTCTTCCGACGTTGTCTGCACGAGACATACAAAACCCCAGCGACTGAATGAAATCACGTAGGTCATTGTAGATAGGCTGTCTCGGCACCGGTGGTACGTTCAGGGTAGTCCCAGGCAATCTAGCCGATGGTCTCCACTGATCATGCGCGTTCCCGCGACCTCTTCCACCGAATCTG